AGACTTGCAGAACCCAAACTTAAAATGATGGGTATTGAGACTGCAAAGTCCTCTACACCACAATGGGTCAGAACTAAACTAACAGAAGCCTTAAAGGTAGTAATGAATGGAACTGAACAGGACTTATGGGAGTTCGTAGAGACTGCACGAAAAGAATTTAGAAACCTTCCACCCGAGGAAGTTGCATTTCCTAGGGGTATCAAAAACCTTGTGACTTATGCAGACCCGACTCATATCTATGGGAAAGGAACACCGATTCATGTCAGAGGTTCACTCTTACACAATCACTTACTGAAATCTAAAAATCTTGACTTGAGATATGAAATGATTAAGAACTCAGATAAGATTCGTTTCTCATATCTTACAACACCAAATCCAATCAATGAGAATGTAATATCATTCTCAAGTTCTCTACCAAGAGAGTTGGACTTACATAGATTTATTGACTATGATATGCAGTTCGAAAAGGCATTCAATGAACCACTAAAGAATATTGTCAATCTCATTAATTGGAACGTAGAACCAGTTGCAAGTTTAGATTCCTTTTTTGGATAAATAAGTAATATGGCATATAGTAATAAAGTAGTAGATAGATTCGAAGACGTTTTAAATAACCCTAAGAAACATGGTGTTGGTAGATTCGACCCCAATGACCCTAATGTTGCAACAGGACTAACAGGTGCTCCAGCATGTGGAGACGTTATGAAATTGGATATAAAAATAAATCCCGATACTGATATTATTGAAGATGTTAAGTTTAAAACATATGGTTGTGGAAGTGCAATTGCAAGTTCGTCTCTTTTCGTAGACATGTTAACGGGAAAGACTATTGAAGAAGCAAGTCAGATAAAAGACAAAGAGATTGCAGAAGCCTTAGAACTTCCCCCAATAAAATTGCACTGTAGTGTTCTTGCAGAAGACTCTATTAGAAAAGCAATTCAAGATTGGTCAGAAAAAACCGCACATAGGAAACATAATTATGTATGAGTATAAAGTTAAAGTAGTAAAAGTTGTAGATGGAGACACTATTGATGTGGATATCGATTTAGGTTTCGGTATGGTCTATAAAAAACAAAGAGTCCGAATGGTTGGAATCGATACGCCAGAATCTAGAACTAGAGACAAAGTAGAAAAACTATTTGGTAAAGCTTCTAAAAAACACTTAAAGAAATTACTAGAAGAATGTGAAACTGTATCACTTGTATCACATGACAAAGGTAAGTTTGGAAGAATCTTAGGAACACTATATGCACATCATGTAGAAGGACACCCTGTATTCGGACACAAAGTAGATATCAATACTCAAATGATTAAAGATTGTCATGCAGTAGTTTATAGTGGAGAGAATAAAGACTTGGTTGAACAACAACATTTAGATAACAGAAAATTTGTTATGGACAATGGATATGTGACCCAAGAGGAGATAGATAAGGTATCATGATTATAACAATGATGGACTGTTTCTATATCCTTATGATAGCCGTAATCTTTGGATTCATTATACACTTAGAATCTAAAGTTAATCAACTTGTTTCTATGATGGAAGAACACATAAGGGTAGAAGATGCTTTATGTGATATTTCTAAAAAATTAGACAAAACCCCCTAGACAATAACAGACTACATGTGTATAATAGATTTATACATTATGGAGAAGTGTTATGTCATTTATTAAAGATTTAGTCAAATCAACTGGAAACGAATATGCAAATATAGTTTCAGATGGTGTGGCTGCTGGAGACGTAGATACATTCGTAGATACGGGTAGTTATGTCTTCAATTCACTTTTGAGTGGTTCACTATATGGTGGACTTCCCTCAAACAAAATCACTGCAATCGCAGGTGAATCTGCAACAGGAAAAACTTACTTTGCCTTGGGTATGGTAAAACAATTCCTTGAAGACCACCCCGATTCTGCAGTAATATATTTCGAATCTGAATCTGCAATCAGTAAAACAATGATTGAAGATAGAGGAATCGATTCAAAAAGAATGGTTATCGTGCCTGTGGTCACTGTTCAAGAATTCAGAAAACAGGCAATATCCATACTTGATAAGTATCTTGAAACACCCAAGGATAAGAGACCACCTATGATGATGTGTCTTGACTCACTTGGTATGTTATCAACTACTAAAGAAATCGAGGACACTGCCGAGGGTAAAGAAACCCGAGACATGACTCGTGCTCAAGTTGTTAAAGGTGCATTCAGAGTTCTAACACTTAAGTTAGGACGTGCTGGTGTTCCAATGATTGTGACTAATCACACATATGATGTGATTGGTTCTATGTTCCCTCAAAAAGAAATGGGTGGTGGAAGTGGTCTCAAATATGCAGCCTCTTCAATCATTTATCTTTCTAAGAAGAAAGAGAAAGAAGGAACTGAAGTCATTGGTAATATCATTCACTGTAAGAATGCAAAATCTAGATTGACTGTAGAAAATAGAATAGTTGACGTAAGACTATCTTATGACAGTGGACTGGATAGATACTATGGTCTTTTAGACCTTGCACTTGCAAGTGGAATCTTTGAGAAGAGTTCCACACGTATCAAACTACCAAATGGTAAAACAGAATTTGGTAAAACAATTAACAACAACCCCGAGAAATACTTTACACCCGATGTAATGGAAAGACTCGAAACAGTAGTAGAAGGATACTTTAAATATGGAAACACGCATAGAACAGACGATACTGAAGAATCTGATTCAGAGTGAAGAGTTTGCACGAAAGTGCGTCCCATTCATTAAGTCAGAGTATTTTGCCGATACCGAAGAAAGAACTGTATTCAATGAAATACACGAATACTTTCAGAAGTATACTAAATCACCAACTGTAGAAGCACTTCTCATAAACCTTGAAAACAATACTTCTCTTAACGAGAATATTGCAAAGGGTTCAAAAACTATAGTTGATAAGATTGGTAAAGATAAGGAGACCACACCAAGTGAGTGGTTAGTGGAAGAAACGGAGAAATGGTGTAAGGATAGAGCAATCTATATTGCAGTCATGGATTCGATTGAAGTCATTGACAAGAAATCACAGAGGTCTACTGGTGAAATACCCGAACTATTGAAGGACGCACTTTCCGTGTCTTTTGACACAAACATTGGACATGACGTGTTAGAAGATGCAGATGCAAGATTTGAATTCTATCATACGGAAGAAGAGAAGATTCCGTTTGACTTAGAATACTTCAACAAGATTACCAAAGGTGGATTACCTAATAAAACACTTAACATTGTTCTTGCTGGAACTGGTGTTGGTAAATCATTGTTTATGTGTCACCAAGCAGCTTCATGTCTTATGATGAACAAGAATGTTTTATACATTACTATGGAAATGTCAGAAGAAAGGATTGCAGAGAGAATCGATGCAAACACTATGAATGTTCCTATGAAAGATTTACCCGATTTATCTAAGAAAATGTTTGATAAGAAAGTTGACAAACTAAAAAACAAAACTAAAGGTAAACTCATAGTAAAAGAATACCCTACTGCAACTGCACACGTTGGACACTTCAGACACCTATTACAAGAATTGGATATCAAGAAAGACTTCCAACCCGATATTATATTTGTCGATTATCTAAATATATGTGCTTCACATAGAGTGAGGCCAGGTGCTGGTGCAAACTCTTATACACTTGTAAAGAGTATTGCAGAAGAACTTAGAGGACTTGCAGTGGAATTTGACGTTCCATTAGTAAGTGCAACCCAAACAACCCGAAGTGGTTATGGTTCCACTGATATTGGACTCGAAGACACTTCGGAAAGTTTTGGTCTACCTGCGACTGCAGACTTAATGTTTGCACTGATTACCAGTGACGAACTAGAAGAACTAGACCAACTCGTAGTGAAACAGTTGAAGAATCGATATAATGACCCCACAATCTTTAAAAGGTTTGTAATCGGTATTGATAGAAGTAGAATGAAACTCTATGATTGTGAACAAGAAGCACAAGAAGAACTATTTGAGAATGATTCTACCTACAATGATGATGTTCCTGTATTTGATAGAGGAAGGAATGATGGACAGAAGAGAGATTTTAACGACTTCAAATAAAAACCCCCTTTACAGACCACCTAAATAATGTTATACTAGATGGTTCTATGAAGAAAGTGATAAAAAGTTCAGAGGTTATATCAAAGATAACCGAAAAAATTGAACTCAAGAAACAATTGAGAGATGCACGTGTGTCTAAAGATTCTAAAGAAATTGATAAAATAAACAAAAAAATATCAAAAATAGAATCAAAATTGTCTTCCTCACCACTTGCAAAATCCTAAATAATAACATAGATTACATACACTATAGTAAATCACGGAGAATTTATGTCAAGAGAAACAGCAAGAGC